CCTAGTGTGCCTAAATTTGCTGTGGCTGCTTGACCTGTAATATCTGGTGTTGAATCAATTTGTAAAGTTGTAGTTCCTAAAGTGGTAGTTGATTCTTGCCCTGATACACCAACCACATTTGCTGGAGCTATTGCACCAGCACTTGCAGTTGCAGCTAAACCTACTGCAGGTATAACTTGATTAGGAGACTCACCCCAAGAATTATCTCCCCATGCATCTCTACCCCAACCAACTAAAGTTCCTGCATAAGATAAAGTTGGTGTTGCAAAGTCTGCTTGTTGTCCATCTAATACTTGACCTATACCTATCGAAACCTCACCAACTTGACCTCTCATTATTTTGAGAAGTTGATCTCCTGTTGGTGGATTTGGAATCATCTCCAAAGGAACACCAATACCATGAACAGCTGTTCCTAAAGTAGTGTCTGCTTGTTGACCAGATAATTCATAACTTACTTCAGTCACTAAAGAACCAACAGAAGATGTTGCTTCTTGGTCTGTTAAAGTTCCTGAAAAATCTACTTGTACTGAAGAGGAACCAAGAGAAGATGTTATTTCTTGATCTGTAATTGTTGGAGTAGAATCTAATCGTATTGAGAAAGATCCGAGACTTATTGTAGAAGATTGACCATCAAGAGTAATTGTTTGATCAGAAAGATCTCCCCAACCACCAGCACCGTTCCAAGCCTGTGCTCCCCAACCTGTTTTTAAAGTTGTATCTTCATTCCAATTAGCTTGGCCCCAGGTGAACCTGCCCCATCCTGAAGTAGTCGACATGGTCGACCTCCTACGCTATACGAATGATTGCGTTACTTGCGTCTGCTGTTGGAAATTGAATAGTG